GTTATAATCCATCTAAACGGCGCATGCTGAATCAGCGGCTAATACCTACGGAGTATTTATGAGCTATAGCATGACGTACGACAGTCTGCTGGTAGACGTGCGACGCTACCTTGAGCGTGGTTTTACGCAAGAGAGCGATCAAATTGTTTATGACCAGCTTCCGCGCCTAATTACCCTAGGTGAGCGTCGCATTGCCCGTGAGCTTAAAATTCAGGGCTTCATCCGGGCTGTAAGTACTCCTTTATCCGTTGGCGTTGCTGTCTATCTTAAGCCTGACCGCTGGCGCGACACAATCAGCATGACTGTCACCGGGTCGCCTATCTTTGCAAGAGCTTACGAGTATTGCCGCAACTATTGGCCTAATGAATCCCAGACTGCAGCGCCTCAGTTTTATGCAGACTATGACTATCAGAATTGGTTGATCACCCCAACACCTTCTACGGTACAAACTCTTGAAATTTTGTACTACGAACAACCTGCCCTTTTGGGCGATGACTTACAAACCAACTATCTCACTGAATACGCACCAGATGTGTTGCTGTACGCAACCCTGCTTGAAGCGGCTCCATTCCTTAAAAAAGATGAGCGTATTCAAACGTGGCAAGGAATGTACGACCGCGCTGCGCAGGCTCTCAATGGTGAAGACCTCAAGCGCATAATGGATCGCTCAGCAAATAGGAGTGAAGCTTAATGCCTATCTATACGGACGTCTTTGGCGGCGCAAACATTTACCCGAGTGAGATTAGCTACAGCTCTATAGCGTTAACTGTAGATGTAACGCTAAGTTGGCCAGAGGAAACATCGACCAACACAAACTTAGCAACGCGCATTATTGATGTAACAGCAGCTACTGCAAGTCTGTCAATTTTCTTGCCGGATGCTAAAAAGAGTGGCGTTGGCAACACCATCTTGTTTAACAACCAGGGTGCACAAACTTTTATAGTTAAGAATGCCGGTGGCACACAAATTGTTTCAATTCCTACCGGGACGGTTTGGCAAGTCTATTTAACAGACAACACCACCACAAATGGTTTGTGGGAATCGCTTCAGTTTGGAGCTACGGTATCTACTGCTAATGCTTCTGCTTTGGCAGGTACAGGCATTGTGGCTGTGGGCACTTTGTTGTCCCAGTCCGTGCCAATCACCAACTTTAATTCAAACTATACTGCAGGCGATACAGATAGAGCCAAGATGTACTTGTGGACTGGAACAGGAGCTGGAGTATTGACACTGCCAAGCGCTGCTACAGTGGGCAACAACTGGTTTATGTACTTGCGCAACTCAGGCGGTGGCCAAGTCACACTGACTCCTGTTGGCATCAACACAATTGATGGCTTGGCAACAAAAGCTTACCAGCCAACCGAGTCATCTGTGATCATCAGTGATGGCACAGACTTTTATACACTAGGGTTTGGCCAGGCTTCAACATTTGTATTTGACTACACTTCAATTGCAGTTCCAGGAACCGGCAACTACACACTAACTGGTTCAGAGCTAAATCGTATTGCGTACAACTTTACCGGAGTTTTGACAGGCAATCGTGTCATCATTGTTCCTGCCACAGTCCAGCAGTACTGGGTGAGCAATGCCACAACAGGTGCTTTTACGCTGACTGTAAAAACATCGGCAGGAACAGGCGTAACTATTACTCAAGGGGCTAGAGGAATATTTTATTCTGACGGCACCAATGTTGTTGATGCCGACACTAGCAACGTGTCTGTACCAATTTCTATTGCCGATGGCGGCACCGGGGCTACAACCGCAGCCGGTGCTCGCATTAACTTAGGCTCTACTGCTGTTGGCGACGCCATCTTTATTGCAGCAACTCAGCAAGCAGCTTGGACGGCCTTAGGCGTTGCTCCATCAGGCGTTGTCAATGGCGGGACTTATTAATGCCAGAATCAACAATAGTCCTGAAGTCCTTGGCAGGTATCAAGCGAGATGGTACTAGGTACGACGGTGACTTTTACATTGACGGCCAGTGGGTCAGGTTTCAGCGTGGGCTGCCTAGAAAGATTGGCGGTTACCGCTCAATCAACAAGTACCTGACTGAAATCTCTAGGGGTTTTAATAGCTTTACTCAACAAAGCTTGCAGTACTGTCACTCCGCAGGCTCTTCGACTGTTGAACGTTTTACGATTGACGCAACTAAAAACAGCTCAGTTATTAGCAACCGCACCCCTACAGGCGTATCTGCTACTGGCAGTGTTACATTGACAGGCGGTGGCTCTGGCTCTGTTAACAGCATCACAGTAAACGGCGTGACTATCACATCAGGCGCTGTTTCTTTTACGACTGACTTGCCTACAACGGCAACTGCTGTTGCTGCAAACATCACAGCTTTTACATCTACGCCAAACTACTCAGCTGTAGCAGTTGGCGCCGTGATCACCATCACAGCTTCGACTGTTGGTCAGGCTACTAATGGTTTTGTGGTTGTAGCCAACACAACAACCATCACGGCCACAGTAACAAACATGGTTGGCGGTTTAAATGCTTTGGTTGTCAATGCTTACAACCAGTGGATGTTCCAAACGGCGTATGACGCATCAACAACTGCTAACTCTATCATTGCTCACGTAGCTCCTAACTTGGAGTGCGTATGCAATGACACAGGCGGTCAGATTTTTTACGGGGATGTTTTAGGAACTGCTGCATTAAAAGAGATTCCATTGCCAGCAGGCGCCAATGTCACAGGCGGCATTGTGATGCTGTTTCCTTACTTGTTTTATTTTGGCACTGCAGGTATTGTGGGTTGGTCTGTTCCTGGTACTTTTACTGATTTAAGCGGCTCAGGTTCAGGCATTGCCAGGGTCTGGGGTCAAAAGATTGTCAAGGGCATGCCACTACGTGCAGGCTCAGGATCAGCGCCTGCCGGTATATTTTGGGCTTATGACGCTGTGATCCGCGCTACTTTTACAGGCGGCGCAACTATATTTCAGTTTGACATAATTGCAACGGACACTTCAATCATGTCGCCTGACTGCGTAGTGGACTACGATGGCGTATTTTTCTGGTGTGGTGTTGACCGGTTCTTGATGTTCAACGGCGTCGTGCGTGAAGTACCTAACCAGCTCAATCTAAACTACTTCTTTGACAACATCAACGAAAGTCAAAGAGCAAAAGTCTTTGCATTTAAAGTTCCGCACTTTGGCGAAATCTGGTGGTGCTATCCAAAAGATGATGCCACAGAATGCACTCATGCCATCATTTACAATGTGCGTGAGAATACTTGGTATGACACAGCTCTTCCTGAGTCTGGGCGCGCTTCTGGTGGGTATAACAATGGCTTTGCAGCGCCTTTGCTAACAGACTGCATTACTACGGCAAGTGGTTATCGTGTATGGATTCACGAACAAGGCGTAGATGAGATTGATGGTCAGTTTACATCTCCTATAGAGTCTTATTTTGAAACAGCAGATTTGTCAACATTGCCGCAAGGCAGGAACGAGTATTTAAGAATCACCGGGATTGAGCCTGACTTTGTGCAAAATGGCCCTATGACAGTTCAGGTCACAGGCCGGGCTAACGCCAGAGCTCCTGAAGTTTACAGTAGCGTATTCACATTCCCTGAGTCTGCAACTGAGCCTTACCAGCAGATTGTGATGCTTAAAGAACAGCGCCGCGAGTTGCGTGTGCGCTTTGAGTCAAATGCTATTGGCGGTGATTATCAAATGGGCCAGATTATTGGTCACGTGGATTCCGGCGACAAGACGGTGCTTGGATGAGCATACGCATTACTTTTCCTACGGGCATGGAATTGCGTGACTGGGCTGACCAGATTGCACTTGACTTGGATAGCTACGGAACTTTTGGCAGGTTAGATGATGTTGAGAATTGGCAGAACTGGGCAATGCAGTTTTTAAACAATACGACTTTAGGTAGAAATTTTCCTCGGCCTTACGATTTTAATGACTGGCGAGAGTGGGCTGAACGGTTTTGTCAGACGGCTGAGTAATGCGGTTTATTGGTTTTGAACGTGAAGATGAAGCTGAGTCTTGGGCGCGTGCAAAACTTGAACTTGAAAATGCGCCCGAGTTTTTTAGGACAATGTCGGCCGTTGATGAGAATGACGAGTTTGTGTGCGTTGTAGTGATGACTAACTTCACTCCTCGCAACATTGACCTTAGCATCGTGATCGGTGGTAAGGGTTTGAGGTCGAAAGGTATGTTAGTAATGTTCAATGAGATTTTTGGCTTTGTGTTTGACAAGCTGCATGTAGCTCGGGTCACCGGATTGCTGCGTGGTAAAAACACACAGGCTAAAAAAATCAATGAACATTTTGGGTTTAAGTTAGAAGGCGTGATGCGTAAAGCGTTCGCCGATGATGATTTACACGTCTACGGCTTTTTAGCTGAGGATTATCATTCACACGTTTGGTACAGAGGTTAATATGGAAATCAGAAACGCTATCATGCAAATGGCTGAGCAAGATCCTCAGTATGCACAAGCCGTTGACGCAATGGAGGCGCAAGTAGCGCGCATGCCTATTGTGCCTGAAGACCTTGATCAAGCCATTCAAGTTCTGGAGTTTGTTCTTCAAAACCCTGACAAGTACCAGGAAGTGCGAGCTGCTGCTATTGCGGACGGCGACATTGATGCGGATATGTTCCCTGAACAGTTCGATCAAGTCTTCATAGTTTCGCTGCTAGTTGCTTTTTACGGACTTCAAGACCGTTTAAAAACGCAAGGCTATGCTCGCGGAGGTCTAGCTGTTGCAGGCCGTCGTATTGCAACTGGCGGACGCGGCGGTGACACACAACTAGCCCACATTAATGACCGCGAAGCCGAGATGCTTAAGCGCATGGGCGGTTCTGGCGACATTAACCCTAACACAGGCTTACGTGAATATAAGAGTCTTAAAAAACTCATAGCCACTGTTGCACCTATTGCACTAGCTATCTTTGTTCCTGGTTTAGGCGCCGCCATTGGCGGGGCGTTAGGCGCTTCAGGCATCGGCGCTTCGATGATCGGCGGGGCTATCATCGGCGGTGCAAGTTCTGCAATCGGTGGTGGTGATTGGAAAAAAGGAGCTCTGTTGGGCGGCTTGGGCGGTGGTCTTGGTAGCGCTACAGGTAGCGTAGCTAACAAAGCTTTTGGTCTGGGTTTAGGTGAAACCGGTCAAGCTATCCTTGGTAGTGGTTTGGTTGGTGCCGGAGCCGGCGCCCTTACTGGTCAGGGAGTTGCAAAAGGAGCTTTGCAAGGCGTAGTTGGTGGAGCTCTAGGTCAACTTGCAGGCGGTATGTCCACTGGCCCAACGGCATTTGAGCAAGGCGTTAGTGCTGCCGGAACTCAAATGGGCAATGCCCTAACTGCCGGTTACGACCCTAAAACAGCCGCTACAGTAGGATTAGCTTCTGGTCTTATGCGAGGTTTTCAAGTAGGTATGAAGCCTTCTGATGCAGTAGTTGACGGACTTAAAACAGGAGAAACCACTGCGCCTAAAACTGTTACGCTGCCGGATGGCACTGTTGTTCAGGCTCCAGGAACTACCGGAGTGGATGCTCAAGGCCGTACAGGTACTTACCAACTTGACACGGCAACAGGTAAAATTGTTTTGAAGACCGACGCCGGTGCTTATCAAGTCAATCCTAAAACAGGTACTGTTGAATGGAAAGCTAATGAGCCTGGATTCTTTGAAAGAGCACTAAAAGGCAGTCCGTTTGAAAGCACAACCCCTTCAACTACAACGCCTGGAGCTAAAGTTGACACAGGCATTTTGGGTTCTGGGATTAGTACAGGTCAAGTCTTAGGTGGTTTAGGTCTCGTGAGCGCCTTGCAAAAGCCACCTCCTGCGGCTCAAGAAGCCATCACCAAGCTATCTCCTGAGCAGCAAGAATATTTCAACCGCCCTTCTGTGGCTTGGGATTGGGATAAGATGCAAACAGATGCTACTGCCTCTAATATGAGCCTTGATAAGTTCATGGCTATTAACTGGCCAAAGATCACAGGTTACGCACAAACGCAAACTGGCGAAGTAGGTGCTCAGCAAGGAGCTTATAATCTGCCTGGAGCGCCTGTCACTATGGCAAAGGGCGGCGCCTTGTCGGCTATTTCCAGGTTTGCCAAAGGGGCTGGTTCTGGCCGAGCAGACACCATTAATGCTAAACTCTCAGATGGTGAATATGTGATTGATGCAGAAACAGTTGCAATGCTAGGAGACGGTTCTAATAAACAAGGAGCCAAGCTCCTTGACACAATGCGCCAAAATATTCGTTCTCACAAGGGTAAGGCTCTAGCACAGGGTAAATTTAGCCCTAACGCTAAGTCGCCTCTGTCATATTTGAAAGGGGTTGCATAATGGGCAGTCTATTCCAAGGGTCGCCACAGACCGCAACTTCGTACGCTACATCATCCACTGAGACGCCAAAGTGGATGCAGGATGCAATTTACAACCAGATTCAAATTGCACAGAACCTTGCCAACAAGCCGTATCAACCATATGATAAGCCGACTGTTGCTGAGCTGTCTCCGCTACAACAGCAAGCCTATGCAAACGTGTCCAAGAACCAGGGTTTCTACCAAGGTGACTTAGACAAAATCCAGTCCAGCATGTACGACTTTGGCGGCAAAGGTATTGCAGACACGCTACGCGCTGATCAAAATCAGTATTTGCAAAAACCAGCAACAGCCATGGGTCAGTTGCAAACCGGTCAAAATTATTTTGACACTGCTGGTACAACAACCGCTCAAGCGCTTTCAGACAGAGCATTGAGCGCTGCAAACCCTTACCTTACTGCGGCGTCTCAATCGGCCGCCGGTGGCATTAACCAGTACATGTCTCCTTATCAAGGCGGCGTCATGGACGCAATTGCTAAGCAAGGTGCTCGTAATTTGAGTGAAAACCTGCTGCCATCAGTGTCTGACTCGTTTATCAAAGCAGGTCAATTTGGTGGTACTCGCATGGGTGAATTCGGTAGTCGTGCATTGCGTGACACGCAAGAAGCCGTACTTAATCAACAAGCTCAACTAGCCAACCAAGGCTACGGACAAGCTCTTAGTGCTTCTCAAGCAGATCTTGCACGGCAAGCCCAATTGGCAGGTACAGTGGGCAGTATTTCTGGTGCGGACCTTTCTCGTGTTCTTCAAGGCGCTGGTCAGTATTCAAACATGGGCCAGGCAGTAACAGGAGCCGGTCAAGCTCAGCAGCAATTTGGTCTAAGTGCTGCTCAAACAGCACAATCTGCTGCGGCTCAAGATTACCAACGGCAAATGGCTGCATTGCAACAATCTGCCCTCATGCAGCAGCAAGAGCAAGCAATGCGCTCAGCTGACGTTGCTTCCCTTGAGGGCGCTGGTGCTGCTCAACAAGGTCAAACACAACAACAACTTAATGCGGCACAGCAAATTTTCCAAAATGAGCAGCTGTATCCAAAACAACAGATGGATTTCCTCAGTACGCAAATTCGTGGTATGGCTCCAATCACACCGCAAACAACAACACAATCCGGCGGTTCAACCGGCGCTACGTATTCAGCTTCGCCTTTGTCTCAGTTGGCGACAGGCTTGTATACGTACAAAGGTTTAAATAGCTTGTAAGGAGTAGACATGGGATACGAACTAAATCGCGTCATGAACCAGTACATGGCCGGCATGCCAGGTATGGCATCAGGCTATGCCGGTGGCGGTGCAGTTAAAACTCACTACCAAACTGCCGGAGCTGTTAGACTGCCTAGTGGTTATGGAAGTGTTGATGAAGAAGAATATTATGCTAAAAATTTTTTCCCAACTTCAAATAACGTGGAGGTTAGCTCTGTCAATATGAATAGACCTGCTTCAGTAGTGGCTGTTGACTTGCCTCAGCTAACTAAAATAGCTACTTCTTCAGTGCCTGTTGCATCTGTGACGCCTGCAGCGGTTCAGACCGACTCAATTGACACAGCAGTAGTACCTAAAGCAGTTACGCCTTTAGGCGGTGATCGCATGGCTAACTTGCGGGCAATACTGGCAACTTATGGTCCAAAAGACAGTGCCTATGCTGCTGATCTTCAAGCCGCTCGAGCAAGCGCTAAGGCCGAGAGTGACGCATTTGCTAGCATGCTCAGTGGCGCTATGAAGTCTCCTGAAGATGAAAAATCATCTAAAGCGGAGATGTATTTCCGCCTAGCGGCAGCGTTTGGCGCTCCTACTAAGACCGGTCAGTTCAGTGAGAACCTTGGCATGGTTGGTAAAGAGCTAGGTGAATATGCTAAAGGCAAAAGAACTTCTGCTAGGGAAAAACTCTTGCTTGGCCTTGAAGCTCAGAAGATGAAGATGACTTCCTCAAAAGAAGATTTAAACACCCTGCGCGCATTAGCCAGCGAAGAGATGAAGGACAAGCGTGTTATCGCTACTGAACTCATCAAGGACTACATCAGGTCAGGTGAGCCGCAGTCTGCTGCTGGTAAGCAAGCTCTTGATGAAGGTCTTATCCGAGGCACTCCAGAGTATCAAGCCCGCGTAGAAGCTATCGGCAATATGAACGTCGAAGCTAAGCTGGCCCAGATCAATTCCACGTTGGCAAATGTAGGCACACAAGCTGCTAATTTGGCGTTAGCTCAGAGTAAGTTTGAAAATCAAAGAACTCAGCAAGCTAAGTTGACTCCACCAGAACTTAAACTGAAAACCGACACAGAAGAAACACTGGCTCAGACTGATCAAGCTCTTATAAATTTGAAAAAAGCCTACTCTCTGAATCCAAATACATTTGACAATTCTGTAATTGACATTGCACAGCGCAAATTGTTAGAAGCAGCTGGATCAAAAGATCCTAAAGTTATTGCTACTCGTGAGCTAGAAAATTTGCTTGAAAAAGCAGCTTTGTCTCAACTAAAAGCAACTTTCCCAGGGGCCATTTCTAACGACGAGCGTAAGGCTTTGCAAGACGTTCAAGGTATGGGCGCTAAGAGTAAGGAAGAACGTGCTCTCATCATGAAAAATGCTTACACTGCTCTTAAAACTATTAGCGAGCGCCATCGTAAACGCCTTAATGAGATTAATCAAGGCCTTTACCGTGATACTTCAACACCTGCGCTTGAAGGAGGAACTGATTAATGGCTACAGCTAACCCTTATGTAGGCGCTGCACGTGCTGCCTTTGGTCAAGGTCTTGGCATGGGCTGGGGCGATGAAGCCGAAGCATGGCTTCGCTCTAAGCTTGCAGGCAGCAAAGGCTACGAAACCGAACTTGCTAGGATCAATCAAGAATACGCTCAATATTCTAAAGAGAACCCGTTTGTAGCTCCTGCCCTGGAGTTTACGGGCGGCGCTGCACCGGCTTTAGCAGCAATGTTAGCTACTCCTGCCACAGGCGGTGCAGCTGCGCCTGTTGCTATTGCTGCAGGTGCACGTACAACCGGAGCTTTGTCGCGCTTAATGGCTAATCCTTTGGCTAGAGGCTCTGTTGTTGGCGGTACAACAGGCGCAGTTTCAGGTGCAGGTTCTGCTAAACCAGGTGAACGAGGAACAGGCGCAGTTGTTGGCGGAACAGTTGGTACAGTGGTAGGCGGAGTGGCTCCTATTGCTATTCGTGGTGGACGCGACCTTGTAACATTTGCAAGAGACCGGTTGAGTCGCGATCCTAATTACATTGAAAGCAGAGCGGCCGCAAAAATCAATACGGCTTTAGACCGGTCTAACATTACTCCAAAAGAAGCTGCAGCTTCAATGTCGTTAGACAGGGCTGCAGGAGTTCCTTCTACACTGGCAAATACAACCAGGCCAACCGTTGGTCTTGCAGAGATTGTGACAGCTAAAAGCGAAAGAGCAGGTGACACACTTGCTGACGTGCTTGAATCCAATAAGTCAGGGATTAGAGAACGTGTAATTGGTCAGACAAAGCGTGGTGTTGGAAATGAAGGCAACTTCTATCAGCAAGAACAGGATATGGTTCAGAGCTTGCGTGCAAATGCAAATAATTTGTATGACGAGGCTTACAAGTTTGGCACTGTCAATGATCCTACAATTAACAAAGTATTGCAAAATCCAAGGTTCAAGACATTCTTTGATGAGGCCAAAAAGATTGCAGACAATGAAAAGCTTGCAGCTGAGTTGCGTGGAGAAAACCCGGCTAAGTATGTTCTAGACGACATCTTTATTGCAGATGAGGCTGGCAATATTGCTTTGTCAAAACTACCAGACGTGCGAACTCTTGACTACATCAAGCGAGGCATGGACGCTGTAATCGACAAAGGTTACAGAGGCGAAGGTATGAGTAGTGCCGAAGCCAATAGCTTAAAAGGATTGAAAAAATCCATGGTTGGTGCTTTGGACAAAGCAACCGAAGTTGATGGTGTTTCTGCCTATAAAACAGCCAGGGCACAATATGCTGGTGACGCAGAAGTACTAGACGCTCTGCGCACAGGTATGTCTGACTTTAAGAAGTTAGACCCTGAACAAGTCATTGCCATGATGAAGGGATTCAGCACGGCAGAACAAGAAGCCTTTAAGACCGGTGCCATCCGCAATGTATACGCTACAGTGATGGACCCTAGCGGCAACATCAATGCTGCTCAACGTGTAATCGGCTCTCCAGAAGCTAGAGATAGATTGAAAGCTTTGTTCCCAAGTCAAGCAAAATTTGATTTGTTTGAAGCTGCTTTGCAGCGTGAAAGCCAACTCTTTCAACAAGCAAATAAGATTTTGTCAGGCTCTCCAACCGCCAGAAGGACTGCTGGCGTTGAAGCTTTTGACGAAGGTGAAAGTGCGATCAATGCCTTTGTAGGAAATTCCATAACCGGCGGCTGGGTCAATTCTTTAATGAACCTAGCTGCAACTACAGCAACAAAATCAGGCATCAGCGATGATGTTGCTGCCAAGGTTGCAAAGCTTCTTTCTTCATCAAAACCTGAAGAAGTTGCTGCAGCAGTAAAGATCCTGGAACGCAATGCAGCTCAAACCGGGCGTGCTGTTACCAAGCTTAACCGAGGTGAGACCGGGACAATTATGGGAACTATGACAGCGTTTTCGCCTTCACCGGCCGATCCTAATGCTAAGCCCTCAGTCATTGAAAATGACATGGAGCAAGAGTCTAACGTTCCAGGTGCTCAAATGACAGGGCCAGACATTGAGGCAGACATTGAAGCTGAACTAAAGAAAATAAAGTAAAATATGCATGCTGTCTCCTTCGCAAGAGCAGTTGCCAACTTTTAACCCCGCTTCGGCGGGGTTTCTTTTTTAAAAGTTCTCGTCATAGAATTTGCGCAACACATCGTGCAAGTCTATAGCTTTAAACTCACCGCCTTGTCCTCCTTCGACCTCGCCGATCCAGACTGTACCTGCGTTAGGCACTCTGCCAGGCGCAATAAACAAGTCTCCGACTTCAATGTGCCAAGGGCATTTAGGGTCAAAAATTTCCATGATCAGTCTTTCTTTTCATTGATGTCATAAAACCAGTCGTCTCCTGCTGACCACTTGCGAGTGCCGTCAACGGTGTAAAAATTCTTGGCCGCTTGGAAGTCTGGAAACTTTGTCTCGGCAGGGATCAGGCTCTGGTCGTACCAAAGACACCGATTGTTTGGCTGGCAAGCAAACTGTCCGTTGTCCAGAGCAATCCAGTTAAACGACTTGTGTTCTTCTGCTGTCTCAGTAAAGCCCGTGTCCAGCGCCATCTCATCAGCGCAAAAGTCCACGGTGAACAGGTAGCGCCCAAAATGCCACTGCTTGTCCTTGCCTAAAAACTTGACGCCCAAGTTGCGCAGGCCAATCTTTTCTAAGATGGTGAACCGATAGCCCATGCAGTCCCACAATTGCAAGGCATCCAC